GGGACATCTCCCTTGGTGAAAGGCTCAGTCCCAGGTGCTCTGGTCTCAGCCTTCGTGCAGTATTCGTAGTTAGATCTAGGGGATCCCTTTGTCGCTTCGAGGTGGGCTCTTGGGCTAATAAGGACTTTCCATCTAGTGAAGGCGACTGCGTCGGCCATCTGGCAGTATCCTTGCAGGTGAGGCGTTCCATTAGCGCCAATTTCTTGCTGGAAGACAACGAACTTAAAGGGTCCATTCTTAATATGTTCTACTTCTTCGTTAGTATAATTGTTTAATGTCCAAGTGACAGATCTCATACGATTAGCTGACGGCATTTTTATTATGAAATAGTACACAGACTACGTCTGTGTTCATGTGTACTTTTTACGAACGCGCGTCAAAGAAAAAATTTTTTTCTAACGGCTGGTTCGATTCGTACGGATTTCGTAATCCGGTGTCCGGACTACGTCCGTAAAAAAAAAAAATTTTTTTTTGGTACACGGTACACGGGGGTGGCGGGTAATACTATACCGCCACCCCCTGTGTACCTTGGTTAGAGTCCTAGGTTTATCATTAATAAACCTGTCCCTAACCCTAACCTTTTTTTTTTTTAGTACACCCTAACGATAGTGTCATGGCGCGAAAATATACTAAGCGTAAATTCCGCAAAGGAAGAACTAAGAAGAGATCTAGTAAGAAGATCTCTTTTAAAAAGAAGGTACAAGCTATCATTAATAAGAATGAAGAAGACAAAGAAGCATTCACTTCTTTGTCTACTACTGGATTTAACTCAGGAATGAATTCTAGTGGCGATATTATGTATATTGTACCTAATGTCGCTCAAGGTGTTCTCGAGAATCAACGAATCGGTAATCAAATTAGCGCTAAGAGTATCTCTGTGAAAGGTGCTATAGTATGGGCTCCATCGATTGGAACATTTGGCACTTACGCCAATGCTCGATTGGGCGTTCGTATTATTATATGTCAACCGAAGGCTTATAATACTTATGAAGCTATCTTCGCTAACTTCAGCACTTGGCAGAATACCCTGCTGCGTAGAGGTGGCACTACTGTTGCGTTTACTGGTATAATGGCTGACTTATGGTCACCGATTAACACAGATGCTATCACAAAGTATCACGATAAGATTTATTATCTAAACGGAAGCTACGCAGCCACTAATGCGGGCTACAGCCAATTACTTGGGTCTACCAAGATGTTTTCGTATAGAAAGACCTGGAAGAATGGTAAAATACTAAAGTATGATCCTTCTGTAAATAGTGGTATCTCTGCTACTAATTTTGCTCCTGTTATGATGCTAGGTTATGTACACATGGATGGTAGTGGTCCTGATACAGCATCAACTGCTGTTAATTTCCAATGGGATTCAGTTTTTAATTATCAAGATGCTTAAATTTGAATTTTAAATTAAATTAAATCAATATCATCAATTAATCCTTCAAAGTTTACTTCTTCTTCATCTAAGATAGATCCAACGTCCTCCTCCTCTTCGGGTGGATGAGCGATATTAACTGGGAGAGCTGGGTCCACAATTGCATTGTCTGGGATGTCAGCTGGAAGTCCTTTGTCGAATCTTTTAAGCCCTCCTGGCAAGAACTCAACAATGACTTTAAGGCGACGAAGAAGTTGGTCCAAAGCTTCTTCGCCTGTAGTAAGCCAGGTTTCAGAAGGATGTTTGGCAGTGGTAACATAAATTCTGCGAGGTCTAAAGTTTGTAAAACCACCTTTAAATGGGACTTGCATGGGGTATCGATCGAACAGTCTGAGGATCTCAGCAAATGGTGCAAGGTTGGGTCTAAAGTCATCGATAATGATGGCTTCATGCTCGGCTGGGTCATATCCATCCCACCAGTTGTTGCCTCCTGGTTTGAAATAAGCCCCGGGATCAAGTTCGAAAGCGAGTCGGGACTTACCGGTTCCGGTCTTTCCGTAAAACCAATAGACTTCGGTTTTAAAGTCTCTTCTCTCTGCAAACACATTTCGGATGTTATCCAGTCCTTTGAAGTATTTGAGATATGCTTCTGGGTTGGCGTCAACGATGTCTCGCTTTCGCTTGGTGGGGTCCTTGGCCATTGCAACGAGTCCCTCGATGTCAGTGCGCTGTCCCGGTTGAGGGACATCTCCCTTGGTGAAAGGCTCAGTCCCAGGTGCTCTGGTCTCAGCCTTCG